AAATATTATGACGGTGAAAAAATTACATTTAAAGACTTTTCCGAAAAGTGGTGGGAAGACTATGCAAAACAAAAAATTAGAGCTGACTTACACAGGAAGTTTATGAGGATCGTTTAAAACGTCATATCCTCCCTGCTATCGGTCATCTTAAAATGGCAAAGATTACACCTATGACATTACAGACCTTTTATAATAAGCTGTTTTAAAGACGGTAGTAGATCCGACGGAAAACCCGGCGGCTTGAGCCTGGGAAGTGTACAAAAAATAAACACTGTAATAAGTTCTGTATTAAGTACTGCCGTAAGATGGGGTGTTATAGACTCCAATCCCTGCCGCAAAGTTACCGTGTCGCAGCCGGCGCAAGATAAAGTAGTGGACAACAAAGTTAAACACTTCAATGCGGAACAGGCTGAACGCTTCTTACAGGCGCTTGAAATGTCCTATACGAGTGTTTATAAGGCACACGGTAGAATCGATGATACAGGGCGAAAATACAACGTTAAGGACTATATGCAGAGCCATCAAATGTCCATGTCATTAAAAGTATTCTTTCAAATGGCATTGTTCGGCGGCTTCCGGCGCGGGGAATTAATAGCCCTTACCTGGGATGATATAGATTTTTCTAAAAACACTATTCACGTTCCAACCTCTTCCGCCATGGTAAAAGGGAAGATGATTACAAAAAAGCCAAAAACGAAAGACTCGGAAAGGGATGTGGTATTACCACTTCCGGTTATGGAATCCTTAAAGAAATGGAGAGCACAACAAAATATGCTAATTATTAAGATGGGGGAAATTTGGAACCGAGACGGGAATTTTGTATTTACAAGGTGGGACGGCAGGCAGATGAACCCCAGTACTCCTACACACGCATTTAAAAGCGTTGTGAGAAAGTACAATCTGACTGTGGATGATGAACATAAGCTTCCGGACATAAACCTGCACTGTCTGCGGCACACCACCGCTACACTGCTGATTAGTAAGAAAACCGACATAAGCACAGTATCCGCACTGTTAGGACATAAGCGCAAAAGTACCACAATGGATATTTACACACATGCTCTAAAAGAATCAAACTCTGTTGCATCGGATACCTTAGAAGATCTTTTATTAAAAAAATCCATGTAGTAGTCAAACAGTAGTCAAATAAAAAAATCACCCTGGTGTGGATGATCTTAAACATCAAAAAAGCCCGTATTTACGGGCAAAACAAAAGCGCGAGACGGGACTCGAACCCGCGGCCTCGACCTTGGCAAAGTGATTACATGCATTCAATAAAATATAATATCGTATAATAAAATGCGCTAACACCTGATTTTATAGGGTTAGCGCATTCTTCAAATTCAATAAAATATAGTATTATTTAATAAAATATAATAAGTTTAGTAGTCAAATAGTAGTCAATTTACTACCGGATACAATTAACCTTAACTATCGTATCCATTATGTTCTCATCTGATTCCACAACATCAAAATCTATTATATATTCCACTTCTTCCACTGAATCCCATATTGCAATGGCTCCGGATTCTAATAATTCTTCACCGTCTCCATTTCCGTTCCAGATCTGACCAAAATAGTATTGTCCCCCAACTTTGATTTCTTCTTCCGATCCTCTAATATAACTAAGTGTATTCATAAAAACTCCCTTCTCCCGATCGTATCGGGGATAAAATATATTTATTGTAATAATATCAGTTTTTTTGACTGATATCAAGTTTATATGTTCCCGGTATTTCCCGACCGGGTGCGGGTTATATTTCCACCGAATTGTATAACTCTTTTTCTGACAGTTCTCTTATATTTTCCAGTCTTTCAAAAAATGCCGTACCCATATGTGCAATATCTGCATGATATAGCCACACATTCCACCCAACCATCCCTTTTGTAATTTGAAATTTCCCGTCACACGCGGAATATCCAAATGGTTCCCTTTTCAATTTTACCATTTTCATCCTGCTTTCTCCCGGTATTTCTCTACTGGGGCGGGTGATCTATTTATTTAAATTATTGGTCTACCTTTACATCGTCAAAATCTTTTTCTACAACTTCTATTTTACATGTGTCTGGATTTGCTACTGCCCGCAAAATCATTTGCATTTCGTCACTCAATTGTGACCACGGCTGAACAAACATCTGCCCGTTGTTGCAACTGGCATATACAAGTTTTGTTCCTGTTTTCTGATCTGTTGCGAATGCTATTTTTGTAGTGTGCATACTTTCCTTCTTTCTCCCGGATTTCCGCCGGGACGGGTTATTATTTAATAGTTATCATTAATTATCTATTTTTAAACCGTTCTACTATCCTATCAAGAATATTTTTTTGTTCATCTGCATACCGATTAAATGCGACTCTAATGGAATTGTTTTCGATATTTTCCATATCTTTGTATGCTTCCATAAGCATTTCATAAATAGATAGAAATATGGCTCGATCATCGCAATCGCAATCCCTCCATTTTTTGTAATATTCTCCATAACCATTTTTTAAAACTTTGCTCTTTAGTCCATACGCTTCCTTGCTTGTCATTTTCATAATTCCTTCTTTCTCCCGCCGATCCCCGACGGGACGGGTTATTAATTAGAGTTACTTCACTGATCATCTTTTTTTCATTTTCAGAATGGCTACAATGACAACAATGCTGAATATAATTTCTACTACATCAAATATAATTTCTACATTTTTCATATTAGACATTGACAATGTGACAATAAAAGCTATCATATTCTTAAAGGATTGGGGCTTTCGCCCCATCCCCCTTAATTCAGTAGTTTGTCGATCAAGTCGATTACTGCACGAATTAAGTTTAGTATTGCAGTGGTGAGAATGATGTTTGCAAGACTTCTCTCATCACTGCTTTTCTTTTTATTATCCATTGCTTTCCCTCCTCTCTCTTGGTGATATAAACATTGTATCACTATTTTCGTTATTTGTCAATACGTTTTTCGTATTTTATTACTATTTTCGTAAATATTTTTTCGAAAATCGTATTGACTTTAAACGTTTATCGTTATACAATGAATATGTATTTAATTTTAAGAAAGGGTGTGATCTTATGGCAATCAAGCTTCATCTAAAAAGAGAAATCGCATTGAAAGAAATGACGCAAAAAGAACTTTCTGAAATAACGGGAATACGTCTCCCGACGCTTTCCGCTATGTGTACCAATACCGCAAAGCATTTACCAATAGATGTACTGGACAAAATTTGTAATGTATTACATTGCACCCCCGCGATATAATTGAACATATACCGGATGACAACGAAAATAGCCCTCATGGGGCTATTTTTTATGTCGGTTGTGATCCTATTTTTGATCTGATCGCAAAGAAAGTTACCGGATTAATGGAAGTATTCAGTATTTTATTTTTAAGTTTGAGTACATACGTCGTATTCGATTCGGGACCGTTCGCAATTATTGTATAATCAATCCATTGACTTACAAGTAATCCATTTATGAATACAAATACTAAATCACCCTCATTATAAATGTCTGTTATATCATCAGTTTCTAAAGGTTCTGAACGGTTCCACGTCTTTGTTGACCATCCTATATATGTGTCAATCTTAAGTTCATCTGTCAAAGTTGCAAACCAGCTATCAAAAGCCGTTTTTTGCTGTCTTTTCCAATCATTCAATTCGTTTAGAAATTGAGCATATGCCGTTTGGTACTGTAAAAACAATTGTGATGTATCCACTTGTTTGATCAATCGGTAACAAACCCGCATATAGAAGTATTTACCCTGGTATCCTCGATTTGTGCCTGGGTAATTGCTGTCACACCTTTACCAATATACACATATGCCAAAATGTACTCTTCAACGAACTGCGTTCGCTCTGCCGTCGGTTTCGTTGGTGTACTGGCGGCTGTTCCTTTCTTTATAGTAATTGTTCCTGTTCTTTGGCTCTGGTTACTGTCCATCTTTGCCACTATTGCGTCATACCTGTTTAATACCAGATCTGCCGCATCCAGTGTAAGTACTAAAGTACTGTCATTTTGCAACCACCTGCCATTGCTGTCAGCAAGCTTTCCGGATGCAACCTGTACTTTCATCCCGGAATTGACTTTTACCTGTAATCCGCCGCCTACGCTCTCATAAACACCACCACTAACCAGTCCCGTCAGATAATCATTTATTTGCTCTGCATTATATCTGCGGTCACCATTAACGCTGTTAAAAAATCCGCTTGTTATTGCCATTTATCCACCTCCAATGTGCTGAACGTTGGTATTATAGATTTACCGTTTTCGTCTTCACTTTCTATTATTTCCAGTATACGGGGACTTGCTTCTATCCCGTATTCATTGATTACCTGCACGATGTCACCCAGGTAATAATCTTTGTTAAGTTCATAACTTATTCTGGTTTCTGTACTGCCGTCAACGACTGTACAGATTTACTCTCTTCCAGACTTTTATTTCCCGGTCTTCCAACATTTTTAGGTATTCTTCCTCGGTATACTCCCCGTTGTTACTGCTTACGTCCCGGGCATCCACAAACTTCTCATAACGGTCAAGTCCTGCGGCAGTCCCTACCACCGTTGTTTTTCGTTCAAGTCCTTCACCTTCCCCGGCTACCAGTGCAACATTTTTGAAATCCTGCTTTAAAAATTTGTATTCTGTATTTAACAGGTTTTCGTAATCCGAACTGAAAACCACGTATGGATTTTTTTCCTGATTATATGATCTGTTTTCCCCAACATACAGTTCAAACCGGAACGTTTTATTTATGATATAGATGTCAAAACCAATCCCGTATTGCTTGCACATTTCCGCAATGACTTCACACAGATTATCACCCGTGACCTGCATATCTATCGTATCTTCCAGACCTAATAAACCGCCCATTTCGAGGTTTTTTATCTTCCGCTCTGCAATTATAGGGCTTACCGCATTTTCTTCTATCATGCGCCGTATACACAGTTCTACTCGCCCTGTCAAATTGGTCTGCTGCCATATAATCCGTGCGGGACAATATATTTTTTAAACTCCTGCCAGATACCGTGAGATAATTACCGTTTTCCACATCTGTTAATTGTAATGTTTTCTATGATCATTACATTTTTATATATGGTGTCGTTTCCGACACGGTAATATCGGATGACCTGCACAGGTAATTATCTTCTTTTAGCAGTGATATTAAATCCATAGATACAGGAAGATATTAATTCAAATCCCCAGTATCGAAAAGCGGGTAGGTCCATATAACACTCTGGTATTATTATTAATCCGATAGTATCCAGATCCTTATTAAACATTATTTTCATGCGCTTACACTCCTTCGAATTTATCCGTATGCAGGATCTTTAATTGTAAAAATTCCAGTCCGCTTTCACATTCATATGTGAAAACATTGTCTCCACTCTGTACATGTATCCAGTGACTTGTTTTGTCCAGGGCATTGACTATATTTTGAGTTAATCCCGTTCCCGCTGTAAAACTACCGATTTTTCGCCCGATATAGTGTTTATCCGGATTAAATCCGCGGTTCTGCATCGTGACTTTAAGTTTCAATGTTTCCCGGGTTGTGAGGTTGTAAATTACCGGATTGATAACGGTACCCTGTGAGAACAATTCAATGACCACTCCCGTTTCGGCATCCCCCTGGTTGATAATATTTTCTTTTGCAAGAATGGTCATTCTGCTAAACTCAATCCCCGGTTTTTCTATAGCAAACGGAAATTCAACAAATGATTCTGTACTGGAAAATTCTTTTACCAGTTCATCTATGCTTTTGAAATACGGCTGCGGGCATAGGATACTAATTTGTGCCTGCACCCCTGCTCAAACGGGTCACAGTTCAGATCTTCTGTGTATCCTCAATACACACATTCCGCATGGAGTTTTTAAAGTAATTTTTGACCGGATGTTTCATTTTGAAATGTTTATATAGTTCTATCCTCCCCCCTGCTGACATCTCCATTAAGTGCGACGGTGATAACCAGATTTCTTTCGTTCACCCGGGAACTATTAAATTTAGTACCGTTCTGCGGTGGATATTGTGGAGGTATTGATTGTGGCATTGGGGGGATCAAGACCGGTCTATTTTTAAAACGCTGTATGTGGATTATGGGTTAATTCCAAACCTCGTTATACATATTTTCTGCTTTTAAAGTAAACATCTTATACCCCCCTTGCAAAATTTAATTGGTTTCTTGTCTGTCTGTAAATATCTAATCTGTTTAAAGATTTAGGACTGTTATTGGTCTGGTAGAAATTATAAGTAAACCTGCTGCACTCCGCTTTTTCCACTTGCCACTTTTGAACTTAATGCCTGTTTTCTTACGCTGTCCGCAATCGTATTTTTAAAGTTTGCCATGCTCCCCTTAAATCCGTTAAGATATCCGACTCCGGAAAATACTCCCAATTCCTCAAAAAACCCGTGATGGTGAATGAATTTTTAAAGATTTTTTGAAACTGTTTTACAATGTTGTTCGCAATCTTTTTGACCTGTTTATCTGCCTTTTTCGCCTGTTTCGTCATACCATTCATAAATCCGTCAATTGCATTTTTTCCCGCATTCTGTAAATCTTTGCTCACATTTGCAAATGCCTTGTTTACTTTATCGGTATATTCTGCCTTTATTTCTGCCATCTTCTCCGCATAAAAGGCTTTAGAAATCTGTTTTGCAGTTGCCAGTTTTTGCGTATAGGCATTGTTGTACTCCTGTAATTCTTTTTCGGACATTTGCAATAATCCGGCTGTGAAGTCCACGGCATCCTCTACATTCATCCCGGCAATTTCCTGCATTAACTCTTCGGAAATTTTACCTTTCAGCTTTGTGAGATTGGTTCCATATGTTTTTAAGGTACTGATATCCTTATTAATATCATTCAGGATCATGTTACCGTCTTCATCCCTGGAAAACAGTTCTCCGTAGTCACCTAATTTTGTACGGAAATCTTCTTCCATCTTGGCGATTTCGTCATATTTTGCCTGGGTTTCTTCTGCAATTTTATTAAGCTTATTCGATAAAGCATTTTTTACTTTATCAGCCGCCTTCTCCATTGCAGATGAATAGGCATTAATAACAGATTTACCGGCTTTTGAATACTCTTCTTTTTCTTCTTTGTGTCAGCTTTAATTTGTTTTATTTCTTATCAAGCGCCTTTTTATTGGCATTGATCTGCTCATTAATCTGTTCTTTGTTATTCTTTTTAATCTGTTCTTTAATTCTTTGTTCGCTGCTTCATTTGCCGCCTTTTTCTTGTCAATGCTCTCTGCTGCCTTTTGTCTTCCCTTGCATTTTGCTTTTTGACATATGCATTTACCGCATTTTCGATATTGGCGGATGATGTGGACATCATCTGTTTAAAACCATCCTCAAAATTTTTCACAGCATTGCTTCCGGCAGTTTTATAATTGCCGTTTGCTTTTAAAGCACTATTGAGCATTTCTTACAAAGATTATTTCAGGGTATTAATTGCGCTCGATGCATTTCTGGCAATACCTACTGCTAAACCTTCCACAAGCATTTTACCAACCTGATCCCGGAAAACTCGTGAAGGTGATTTGATACCAAAAAAGTTTTTAATTCCTTGCAAAACGGTATCGCCAAACCCTTGTATCTTTCCGATCACCCAGTCTGTCATATTTGATATTCCGTTCCATAACCCCTGTACTAAATTGGTGCCAACTTCTAACATTTTTTCAGGCAGGCTCTTTACTCCATCAACTACAACTCTTACTAAATCACTTGCGGCTTGTGCACCCTTTGCCGCTAAATCCGATCCCCATTGAATAACTTTATTTTATTGCACCTACAATAGCGTTCCAAATCCTACCAGGTAATGCTTTCACAGTATTAATAACGGTTTTTAAAAATGATGAAGCATTCTCTTTTCCGGTATTAACCATGTTACTACCCAAGTGACTACCTTTGAGATGGTACTCGTTAACCATTCCCACACCTTACCGGGCAATTCTCGGATAAAATTAATAACCGCATTGATAAACTCCGACGCTTTTTGACGTCCAGTGCTCACAAGATTAGATCCCCAGGATATGACTTTAGAAATTGTGTTTGTTAACCACGTCCAGAACTTCCCAGGTAATTGAGAAATAACTGTACAACACTAGACACGAATTTTGGTATCTCTGTCTTTGCAAAGTTGATCAATTTCTTGCCAAATTCTAAAACTTTACTTATCACTGTAGCGAGTTTTGAACCAATCTTCGAAGGAAGTTCCGAAAAAAATTGCATTATATTACTGACAAAATTTGTCCCCATTTCTACAGCCTTAGAAACCATATTGGAAGTCCATGTAGCAACGTTGGTAATTACATTTCCCAAAAATGTAGCGATCTTTCCTGGTAAACTGGTAAAGAAATTAATAACAGATGTTATAAAATTCCCTACAGCCGTAACAGCATTATTAAAAGCCGTTGGGATTGTAACCGTGAAAAAGTTTACAATGCTGTTTACGATCCCTCCCAAAAACGTTATGAAGTTGTTAAATGCTGTAGGTATAGTAACAGTAAAGAAATTTACAATCGCATTAAAGGCTGTCATAAATGCAGATTTCACAGTTTCCCACACGCCTATCCAAAAGTTTCTAAACGCTTCGGATTTGTTCCACAATATAACAAATGCCGCCACCAGTCCGGCAATCAATGAAATTATGATACCTATAGGATTTAAGTTCATCACTACATTTAGTGCCGCTTGTGCCCCCGCTAATAATTTCTCAACAGTAACCGCGGCTTTTATTGCCTTAGTAAATGCAATTATTTTTGTTGCTACAAAATATGTCGCTACTGCTGTGCCAACTCCGACAATGTACGGGATTAATTCATTTATCTTCTCGCCAACCTGAATGAATGCTTCTTTAATCTTTGGAATGTGGTCTTTAACATAATCTACAAGTTCTGTGACTGCCGCTTTGAATAAATCAACCCAGGGCGAAACTTTCTCCCATATCCCGCTTGCAACTTCTTCAATCCTACCTATGACGGTTTTAAAAGTTTCAATTATTTGCGGCAAGTTTTCTTTTATCTTTGCAACCAGATCTTTCACACCCTGAACAAATTTACCTATAAATTCAGAAATTTGTGGCTGATATTCGTTGATTAGCCCCCTACCAGATCCGCAATTTCAACTTTCGCCCCCTGCATACCTAACTTGACTTTGTCTATTCCGTCTTGGGTTGCGTCATATGTCGTTTCTAGCGAACCCGCCGAACCTTCAATTAATTTAAGCATTTCGGAATATTCGAATCTACCACCCTTAATTGCGTCAGCAAGATCCGGTCCGGCTTTCTGCCCGAATACCTCTATAGATTTTGCAGTAGCGCTTGCTATATCGGGGCAAGCCGCAATTTCAGCCAACGTCTTTTGAATTCTTCTCTTGAATCTTTACCTTCCTTACCCCAGGTTCCTATGGCTTTCTTCATTCCGGAAAATGCTATTTCTGTATTAACACCCGCCTTTTCCCAACCTGAAAAAATAGCAATGGATTCTTCCGTGGTTAACCCTAACGCACGCATCGGTGCACCGTATTTTGCGAGATTTTGTGTCAATGCATCCATTCCGATACCGGATGCCTGGGCGGCTACGGTAAGTTGGTCTAATACGGTTGCATATTCGCTTGAATTAATACCGGCATCCCCCATTGCCCTACTAACAAGCTGTACAGCACCTTTTGCATCTGTTCCCGCAAGATCCGCAAACTTTGTGAATTTTTCTGAACACTTCTCTAATTCAGATCCGGTAAAACCAAATCTCGTATTTACTTCACCTACGGTGTCCCCTAAATCGCTAAATTCACCTATTACAGATTTTGCAACTTTTTTATAAGATGCCTGTAACTCTTCCCCTGCCTTCCCCATTGTTCCGGTTGCTTTGATTACATTGTCAGCACCTTCGTCATACTCCATATAAGACTCAAGTGCCGCCTTCCCCATCTCTTTAATACCGTCAATTGCTTTTCTAATCCCATCCGCAACAAGATTTGCCAATGCGCCTTTAAGTACACTAAAACCGCCGCTTGCCTTATCGCTCGATTCTTCAACTTCCACAAAGCTATCTGACAAATCTTCTGCTGCATCTTCAGCATTTAACAATTCTTTTTTGTTATCGTCCAGATCACCAGACAAGGTCTTGATCTCTTTTGCAAGGTCTTTCGCTTCTTTAGAGTTTTTACCCTGTTCCAATACAACATTTGCGTAAGCTGTTTTTAACTTTGCAAGCTGACTATCCTGTTTAGAGATCGTATCCTTTAATTTATCTAAAGAAGTACGGGAATCGTTGGTTTCATCTGCCATTTTGGATGATGCTGTTTTTACATCATCCAACTTCGTTTTATAATTCTTAAGTTCCGACTCTGTTTTCCCAATGGACGCTTTCTGATTATTAATCTTAATCATTAAGTCCTGCGCGCCTTTGGAATTTTCCCCCTGCTCCTTTGCCACTAAAGCATGTTGTTTTTCTAAAGAAGATAAAATAGTTTTCTGAGAAGAAAGTGTGCTGTCCAGTTGCTTCACTTTTGCGCTTAAACCGTCGGCACTCTTCCCCCAACTATCCATACCGGCAGTCGATGCTTTAAACTCCGAATTGGCAAGTGCGATACTTCTTTTCGCTTCCTGCATCCCGGCTTTAAGTTCCGATATATCCACTTTAAATTTTGTTGTCGTCTCGCTACCCTTCGGCATAATTACACCCCCTTTTTAAAACCAGTTGTCACCGGCTTTCTTTCGGATGACGCCGGGTTTCTTCTTCTCTTTCTTTTCCCGCTCCAATCTGCGGTTCATTCTCTGCACAAGTAAGAAAACCTCATGCGCCGGGTACTTCCGAATCATAATCGGATTCATACCCTTGAACACTTCACAGATCGAATATTCCAAATCAAACAGGACGTCGTAAATCGGGATATTTACGCCTGTTTCTTCACCTTTTTTGTTGCTGTACCTTTTATTTCAGAAAACGCAAATTTAAAGATGTCGATAAATAACGGTACCAGTTCTTTTACTTTGGTCCTTCTTAACTCTTCGTCCGTTACTTCCGGGAAAATATCCTTTAAAAATGGTTTCAGCATACCTATACCATTTTTTACAAGTTCTAAAATATCCCCTTCGTTGCCGTCTTCGTCCAGGCTAAACCCGTCTAACAATGACATAATATCTTCAATCGTCCCAAACATTAAATCGTAAGTGTCCGCCTCATAAGATTTTTCAATTTCCCGTGAATTTTTATATATGTTTAACATTAACTGCATGTTGTTTTCCTCCTTATTTTTAGAAAAGGGCACCTGTTTTTAGTGCCCTTTATGATTTCAATTTACATTTCTATTACGCCGCTGATTTTGCTTTAATGGTATCCGGTGTCTGTACGGTCTTAAAGAAATCCGTAACATTTGCCAGATCTTTACCCAGATCCACGTTGATTGCTTTTGCCACTTTTCCGGTCTTTGTGAATTTATGAGTTGTGCAGATTCCGGTATAAGTTAATTCCTGACCTTCTCCGTCTGTGCCGTCATCCTCTGTTTTATGTGTGGAATCCGGAATGTTAAAGGTTCCCTTTAATCTCCACACAAAGACTTCTTCGCCGTTCGTTTTCTTAGTTTTGTATCCCAGTGCAAAATATTTTGTTTCCCTCACACCTTCCACCAACATACCGGTTGTTTCGTCATACGTCTGCCCTGTTATTTTTGCGATTACAGCCAGGGGGATACCTGCGGTATTGACAGTTACTTCGTCCGATCCTGTAGAACTTACCACGATGGCAGGTACATTATCGTAGTAATGCGGTTCCGAACTGGTTTCGGTAGTTCTCCCCAGTTCCGACATGGGCGCAACGTCGAACACCGCACCTGTCACATATCCCCCATCTGTTTCATTGTCATCTCCGGTTACTTCTGCTGCAACCAGTCCTTCTACACCACGCCATTCAAAAATTTCGTTCATAATTATTTACCTCCAATTGGTTCCCGGTACAGGGCATTCATCCCCCTGCCCGTATGTGTTGGTTCATCACTGGCAACATCGTGCCCTTTGCCAAAAATGAAAAATTTATTGTCTTTTAGTTTCTGCCTTGCTTCTAATAACTTGCTGTATGTTAGTCCCGGGTCGGTACTGTAGAAATTTACATCAAAATCATAAAATGTACAGCTTTCCCGGTTGTCGTAATGTGCACATACACTGGGGTTTTCCCAGAATGTAAAGAAATGCTCTGGATATGTGGCATCTTCTGCCAGGCTCCCTTGCCGGATAACCGGATACCCGAAACTTTCCAGTACGCTAATTAGTAAATCTTCCACGTCCTACCCCCCTAACTTTGTAAATGCTCTGTCGAATGTCTTCTTTTGCAGTTCCTTAACTGCTTTTTTTGTCTTTGCCCCATAGATGGAATCATACAAAGCTTTGTCTTTCGCGGTACCCGGATGCTTTTTAGCGTGCCTGGGTGTGCCATACATAAGAAACACAGATGGAAGTCCCCCACTTTTAAGATCAAAACCGATTTCTATACCTGCTGTAGTCCCTTCCCACTCCACTTTTGCGTTGTCTACTATGGACGCTTCTGTTTTCCCGGTATCTTTGTGTTTCGCCATTGCCGCATGTATACCGGGTGTGAGATAATCGTGCGTATTTTGCAGGGCTTTTTCTGTTGTCTTTTTCAGGTCCCCGCCCATCTTTTCGAATTGTTCCGCATACTCTTTGAATCCCTCAAATTGCAGACCAATTTTGTTTCTCGCCATCTACGCACCACCTTTCACCCGCTGTATCTTCGCTTTTAAAAACTGGTTCCTCATGGAGATGTTTTCCGGGCTTCCCAGAACCTCGTATTCCGCCCCGTCAGCCGTTTTCACACGGCAGTCTGACTTTATATCGGGACGGTACCAACATTCAATTTCTGCGGTATCTACGACGCTGTACAGCCCGTTCACGGTCTGGTCAGTACCGCCAAATGTTTTAAAGCTGCATAAAAATTGTTCTCCGGCAGCAGGGTATACCTTTTTCGGTACACCCTTGACCGTTTTATACTCCGGGATGAGTAATTCCAGTGGAACTATAAAAGGTTCTTTGGGTCTATACATTTTCGCCACCTCTTCCATTCTGTATTAGCAATAGCTGTGTGATTCTTTGCATAAAGTATCTGGAAAATCTTGCTTCCCCTGCACCATAGTTCCACAAATCCATCACTCCCCGGCAGATGATACCCACGGCAGACTCCCCATTGACTGTTGTTTGCTTTAACCCTGCATCAAGTAGGAACTGCTGAACCTCTTCTATATACACATTTAGTGTTGCGTCCTGGTAATCGCCAGATATTCCGGTTGCGTCCTTTACTTTCTGTAAAATGTCAATTTCTCCTACCATGTGCTAATCCTCCTATTTTGCGGCTTTTGTTACCACCCCAGAATCTTTCTTTTTAATCAGGTAACATCCGGCAGTATCCAGGATTTTACCGTCTACAATCGTAAGTCCTTTATTAATCCATTCGTTTGTGTCTTCGTCAAAGTAGCGTTTCATCCCAAACTGCATGTTTGTATTCAGCGCATAGTCTCCCGGTACCCAGAAAATACCAACTACATCCCCTGCCGCTGCTGTGCCAAAATCTGCGATAACATCCGGTTCCACAAAGTCAACGTCTCTCCCGAAAAACTTACCATCTGCGTTGCCAACCGTCAGGTCCGTTGCTTCTTTGTAAAGCGGTCTGTCGTTCTTATCCTTCATCGTGTAAAGGTAAGATTCTACCGTAGATGGAGGGAATAAAAATTCTCCCTGCCCTCTTTTAGCAAGTGGAACAACTGCAAACAGTTTCTTTCTCCATGCTGTCCAGTCTGCAAATTCTTCTTCGGTCATCTCTACTACATTTGTAACTCTGGAATCTTTTGTGATCCCCAGTGGCTGACCTGATCCGGTACCGGAAATAATGACGCTGTCCATCATTTCTACATAAGCTTCCGTCATAATCCGGACAATTTCCTGTTCGAATACTGCCAGGGAAACAACCTGTGAAAGCAAGGTCTGTGCAACCCTGATCTCTCCGATGTTGTAAGAAAATTCGATGAACTCTTTGATTTCTCCGGCTTTCTGCTTACCGGAAACTGTAGTTTCTGTGATCCACTTAAACTGTGCTTTTAATTTGGAAATTGGGAACTTAATACCGCCCTGAACATTAAGTTTCCGAACCTTTGCATAGATCTTGCCGCGGACCTTAGAAACTTCTTTGATAAATTCGTTCATGATTGTGGATGGGATAATGGCACCTAAATCTGTAGAAACAGTAGTTCCTGCATCCCCTCCGGCACGCTGTAAAATATCCCCTGTAATTGGTGCACCGGTCTGAACATAATTCTTAAATGCAGAACGGTATTCTACAGATGAAAACGGCTCCTGACGTTCCTCTGTCTGTGCAGGATCTCCGTTTGTATTCTGGCGGTATGCAGCCATAGGTACGAAACTTCTTGTCGCCCCTGCGGGCAAATTACTGCGCTGTGATGGATCATCCACAACGTGACCGCCATCTCCTGCGCCTGCCGGATCGTCTTCGCTCAAGCAGTTAATTTCTTCCTGTGTTTCCTCGATCTCTTCCGTCAGTTCACCCAACTGTTCATTGATACCCCTTACTTCTGCGGCATCATTGGACGCTAAAGCCCTGGCTTTTAAATCTTCATTTTTCTTTTTCAATCTTGCCATTCTTTTCTCTAATACTTTTTTTCTTCCCATTCTAAAATCCTCCTGTTATAATTTTGGTTTTTAATTTTAATAGTTCCAATTCTTCGCCAGTCTCCACCGACGTTTCACTCCGCTGTTCCCTTGCAGTCTCCACCGCATGTCTGGCGCTCTCCAACGTCTCTTTACAGCGTGCATTTATTTCTGTATCGCCATAAGCCGGGAAAGTAACCGCCGACACTTCAATGACGCTTGAAATACTTCTTATCCTCCTTGTGGGATGATCCGATTCCAGGTTCTCCCACTCTTCTGTATCTATGGAGAACATAAATGACATTCCCGTTATGTCTCCCCGGATCACTGCCGAATACAGGTTTTTTGCTTCTGTATTATTTTCGATATCCAGATTTACCCGGATAGCAAGCCCGTTTTCATCGACGGACAACTGCATGGTACTGTTTACATTGTTCTTTCGGCTCCTTGCCAGTGGTATTTTACTGGTATCGTGGTTTACCAGAAACCGAACGTCTGTCAAGTCCGTATGATCCAGTGCTCCACGCTCTATGATTTCATCGAACCAACCCAAATTGGTTTTTGATTCATAAACAATCGGGCGCCCGGTTATATATGTCCCGGTATCATCGTTTTCCGCTCTTACCTCGAATAAATAACCTCTACTCTCTAGGGGTTTCTTCTCCGTTGTCTTCTTCGCCGCCATCTTCTTCACCCTCCTTCTTTTTCTGATCTATCTGATATTGATTTGCAATATTTACATCCACATAGTTTAAAGACTGTTTCCGCATTCCCTCTAATTCCGGTAACGGTGGTAATCCCAGGAACACACGCTTTTCGTTCTCGAACAATGCGCCGCTGTCTCCCAGTAACCGGATCATTTCCAGTGTTTCTTTCGTGCTCATAAACACCAGGTCTTTCGGGAAAAATTTAATCTTATTTCCGAAACTTCGTTCTCTCTGTGTAAACAGTGCTTTTGTAAATGCCTGTGACATTTTAATTACCAACGGTTCCAACGTTTTTTGGTAAAATGCTTCATATTGGGCGGGTGTATAATCTCCGGTTAGAATTGGCAGTGAAACACCATAATTTCTAATTATCTTTTCGTCAATGAATTTTAATGTGTCAGAGTCCACAAGCTTGATCTTCCGGTCAATCGGGGAGAAACTGCCCTTTGTGTCCAGTCCCAAAATTCCACTTTCGTTATTTCTTAACTTCTTTTCCAGTTCCTTTATGTTTGCGTCCACGGTACCGTCATCCAACAACGTGTCGTATTTGACTACGGCATTGACGGCAAAACTTGCTTTCATTGCCTTTGCAACGCCCTGCAACATGGTGTCGTTAAGATCCAACGTCTTTAGAAGTGCTTCATTATCCGGCTGACCGGATTCATTACCGCCCATAAATTCATTAACACTGAACTTATGCCGGATGTGGATAACATCCGAGTACCGGATTGTGGTTTCATAGTTGTTCGCAAAATGTAATTTTACAAACATTTCCCCGGAACCGTCCTCTATGAAATCCACAAACGACGGCTGAACCGGATACAGCCCGTCAAAGCGGCGCCTGAGTGTTCCATCTTCTCCCACCCATGTGTAAAAGGTCGGGATAATGAACGAATTGTAATTAAAGAACAACTGCCATGTAATTTTTTCTAAAAAATCACTGGTTGTCATAAGCGGATTAGGGTTGTTTAGGACTGTCTGAATGTCTCCGTTTACCACAGTGCTATCCATGCCAGTTTCACGAATGTGCGAAGGTCTTAATTTCCCCATTTCCTGCACAATGCAGTTTACAGACTGCTGTACAGCATCCGATTTGTAAACGTCTTCCCCGAACTGACTGAATATCGGTGCGAATCCATTCATTGTGTCTACATATTTATAGTTTGCACTTGACTTTCGAAAAAGCTTGCTAAATATCCCCATTGTCTTTCACCGCCTTTCTTTTATTTCTGTTTTCTATGATCTGCCTAAACTCTGTCCGGTTCCTCCGGAACGTTTCGTACAGAATAATTGTGGTCACTGCCCCGTCAATCCTCTTTGCCGATTCCGATTTCACACATAAACACTGCCCGTAATCATCCACTTTCACACCTGCATTCTTAAAGCACCAACGGTCAACCTCATTTTCGTTATAATTTATAAACTGGTGTTTTAGATCTGCTTCCACAAGCTTCATAGCGTTGCTTAAGGTCTGCGCATTCTGTAGAATCAGAATCATGCTTTCGTCTCCCTTCGTCCATCCGTAATGCTCCATACGGTTTAAAAATTCTTTAGAGAATCGCTGATCATATCCACATTTCCATAGTCTTATATCCCATTCCAGATACAGCTTGTAAAACCAGTCTGCCACTAAAGACAATTCAATGTCATTCCCCTCCGTAATGGTCATGAGTCCGGCTTTCGCCCACTCTTTGTATTTCGCACCTGCGCTTTTATCGTCAGATTCTTCCAGTTTCCCCCGGGGAATCCAGTAATGCGTATGGATGTATTTTGTAAGGTCGCCCGGTTTCATTAACAGGATTTTTGCACAGCATAAATCTGTCGTTTCCGATAAATCCACTCCGCCGATGCAGATATTTCCCCTGAACTCTTCCAGGTCAAACACTGCTTTGTATGTGTAATCTTCCAGATCAAGCCAGGAAGCAACACCGTTCTGCTTTATATTAAAATCCTTGCTTAAAACAAATATTCTGTCAGGTTTGGAATCCCTTGCAACGTCGATCTGTTCCTCCAAATAGTCCCAACGTTTTACAATACCGAGTGTTGGGTTACTTTTCATCCAATATCGGTTTTCCCGGTTTCCTTCCCATACCTCCTGCTCACTGTCCTGTGTGTACAGCCAGGGTAGAAAACGCTCTGCTGCCCTGCTGTCATCCTCACCGTAAATAATCTTGCGGGCTTTGATTAATTCATTGTCCAGGTATCCATCAACCACAAACCCCTCTGTCGTAATGTTTATAAACTTCGGGTTTTCTTTAAGGGACTGCGACTGCTCTATGGATTTGCCGATTACATCCTCCTGCATCTCGTGGGTTTCGTCCACGATTGCGAAGTTGATGTTCCGCCCCTCTTTATTTCTGGTACGGTCAGACATTTTAAAGATCTTGGTATTGGTAACTTTATTTAAAATGAATCTTTGATTTCTTTTTGAGTCCAGATCATCCGGATCAACCAGTTTCCGCATTAAATCAATTGCATCAAAGGTGATTGACGCCTGACTGTCATCGTTGGAAGAACACACAATGTCAGATCCGGGGTTTCCGGTTGCAAACTCCGCGTCTGCAAGAGCAGAACACAATTCTGACTTTGTATTCTTTCGCGCTATCAGTAACATGATCTTTTTAAATCTTTCCAGGTAAGTATCCGACATTTTAAAGCTGTACATTGTTTCAATCAGGGCTTTCTGCCAGTCCATGAGTACCATTGGTTTGTTATAAAATGGGTCTTTCGTAAGCCTGATACAATTCTCCATAAAGTCCATTCTAAGAAGTGCCTTTTCTGTGTCATAAAAATACCTGTCATCATGCAAATCATCATTCAGATTTTGCAATTCAAGCGCAAGATCTTGCCCGATCACATAAATACCGCACTCACACTTTTCTTTATACAGTAATAAACTTGAATTGTCAGGCGTCCAGATCTTCTTTTCCTGGATTAACATTACCCTTCACCGTTCCTTTTCCGGAACCATTCTCTAAGTGGACTATCCTGGTCACTTCCACCATCTTTACAGAATGTACCGAACAGTTTTATACAGTTCGAATACTGTTGTAAAAGTTCTTTGTACTGTTTGGCAGCAGGTGTGGCTTTCTGTAATTCCGGATTGTCCGGATTAATACGAATGAAAGGGTACTTTTTAAGATTATCAAGTTGATTTTCCAGGAAAACAATGTCTTCCACCAGTTCAATAACTATTTCCTGCTTATCTTCTACCAATTTAAGTAATTGTTCTTTTCTGGTCATAAATCCCCCTTATGCGTGTATTTCACCAGTTGTTTGATATGAGAATTGAAACCTATGCCATCCAGGGCTTATGTTTAATGTAGGTATAATATAGAAAGCATTATTATACACCGAACAACTTACCTGAAACTGAATGCCTGTATCGTATACTAACAATCTAGTATCATTATCTGTGATGGGGGTATAATAGCCCGTAAAATACATTCTTGTATATGCCGTAATTGCCGCATTTGTCTGAAAGCTAATATCCGCAAAACATCTATTGCCGATCATCTGTTGTGTACTTAGATTTCTGGATATTCCGGCGGTACCAGATTTGAAGTTCAACGCGCTACCAACTGTCGGAGAACCTGCGCCTGAATACGTAACCCATTTACCCCAGGACTTATAAAAACCTCTTACATTAATAAGTCTCCCATTAAAGTCAGTCATCGTCTGTGTTATTACGTCTTGATTGACCATGACATCAAGCCATCCGGTTAAATTCGATCCCGGACCGTTTAACATTGTCTCTGTTCCGCTCCGGTGAATTATATAACGCCCTGCTACCGTATACTTATTAAAGTCAAGCGAGTTAAAATAATCTGTAGCAACACCTGCCTGATTTAAGGAACCAATTACCTGCCACCGGCTGCTGTAATATACGAAACTCACAATGTCATCCGCTTGAATTGCTCCGATGCACAACGGTTTATTATTATAGTAAATTGGTTTTGCTCCGGTAGACGATACATTTAATGTGCTATTTGCAGTGTCTATTGCGTACCCGAATCTTACCGTTATCACGGTACCAGTAATCAACGTTTTTATCCCTGATATTGATACTGTTTTTGCCGCTGTTGTACTGCCAGTTCCGCAATACGCCCACCCATTTACATTGGATGCCACACTACTACTTACATAATTTTTAACTTTAGTCCATAATGTCGGTAAGTTTGTATTATCTAAATATTTTGCCATAAGCCGTCACCATCCTATACGCAAATTGCGTCAATATCGCTTGCAGTCATGGATGTGATCTGAAAAATTTCTCCCAAGCTATCCCATCTTGTACCGTCCCATGCAACATTTGCACCTGGTCCACCGTATACCGACGCCGCTACGATGTTGTAGACATCTCCTGTTACCTGCCCTGTAGTGGGTAGTTTTGTTGCATCTGCTACAGAACCTTTATATTTGTACATTCCTGCTATATCTGCTTTCAGAGCATATGTACTGGCTGCCCCGAATGCTGCTAATTTATTTTTTTCGGTAGTGGTATAGTCATTAGTGGATAGTCCTTTTCCCGTAACCTTATCCACTTTTCCGTCCAACTGATTTCCTAATTCGGATACACCATCCATGACATTCGCAATCATTTCCTGGACTACTTTTCCCGCCAATGGGTTGGAGGACTGATTTACCAAACTTTGCTCTACTATTACTTTTGTTGCGCCAGTCGCAATACCGTTAAGCTTTGTCTTATCTGCCGCCGCCATTAAACCGTTTGCTGTTGTCGTAGCCACCGCTGTACTGGCTTTGCTATTCCATGTATTTTTTTCAGTATCTGTAGCAAATCTGTGTGTAGCATCCTGGGTGATCATAGTCGCCGGGTGGGTGGATGGATGCACATAATTATTTGCGTTTGCCGCAATTCCTGACAACTTTGTCTTTTCTTCCGTTGTAAAATGTTCAACAGGTTTCCATGCGTCCCATGTGGTTGCACTAACTCCGCGGGATCTTATATAAAACTTGTTATCATCTATACATAACTGCGTACTTTTATAATTGGCAATACACACCAACACCGTCACGGGGTGCCCTGATACCGGACCATTCTCAACCCCTGATGATGTTATATAAATACCAAATTTTCCTTGATTATAAAGTGTATCTAAATCATCATCTCCAACCTCACCCTTCGAAAATTTAAATTTACCATCTAATGCATTTTGTGTTGCTGTAGAAATTGGTTTGTTTAAATCACTGGTATTATCTACGTTGTTCAATCCAATTTGGCTTTTGGTTAACTGGTGTGGGTTATTTCTGTTATTTATATGTGAGTTTACTAAGGATTTAATTTTGCTCCAAACCGAAGCAAGACCATTTTCCTCTAAATATTTTGCCATTCCTTTTCCCTCCTATATTAAAATCCGGTCAATATCTTCTTGTGTCATACTTTCTATTTCCCCGCCTTTGCTTGATAGATTACCGTCGCCCTCAATGTCCAATCCATTCCCGATCTTTACAACACCTAAACTATCCCGCGTGGCAATCGGTACTCCGGTTGTATTCTTTATAAATGACCTTAAAATGTAACCTTTTTCGGTCTGCTGCTTAATTAGAAGATTTCCGACATCCTGAACCTGATTACATAAGAAATACAATGTTATAACACTTCCTGCACCACCAATATTAAGGGTAAACTGCAGGTGATCTATAAAACATTCTTTTGGGATCTCGACAAGGAAGCTATCGCCCTTTTTCACATACGATAGGTTCTTACTATATCCGCCATCAAGAATATTGAATGTTAAAGAATCGTAGGTAGGGGAATGTGCTTCCACAAAAAGTGTGTTTGTCTTATCATGTACAGTGGCAATGCAGTCACAAATACCGCCGCGGTCTATATCTAAGATTAAAGTATTTTTCACTTTATCTTCCCCTTTCCTTTTTCATCAAATTTTCAAATCTTAAAAATCTCAATTTTTCATTTTCTGCGGCAATTTAGCACTCCCTAACAGTCCCCCGCTGACTAAAAAATTTTAAGGAGTAGGGGGCGTATAGCGGTCAAACCATTCGAGAATAAATCTCTCCCATTCTTTTTTGTCCCGGTCATTCGAATGATTGAGTCGTAACAAACATTCTTCTTTCGGAACATCTATGAAGATATCCTGTGCGCCCAACATATACACAAGTCTTTCCCGCTCTGATATAAGAGGATAACCCCCGATGACATAAGCATTTGTCCATTTACCAGTCCGGTGTTTAACCTGATCGATAAGTGCATCCCTCACAAGGAATACATTTCTTTTTATTCTGGCAGGCTTTATATACCTATCCATACCACTAATGCATTGCCATATTGAATCAATGTCTACGATCAAGTCACCTTCGTTCATGTTCTCCTTAACCCAGGTGGTCTTACCACTTAGCGGCGCGCCCCACACTACATACACTCTGCGTTCATACCCGCCTAACTTATTGTGTATCTTGTTATGGCATCTGTGATGCACGAACAGTATATTGTCTGGGTTAAGACTAACCGTAACATCATTGACATTGCTCTCAGTGAGCTGCTCCACATGATGACCTATACAGTCATAAGCCCTTACAATAGGCTTACCACAATAGGCACATAGAAGCTGTCCCTCTGCATTGAGCCGCTGTGCTTTTAGGATCGGCAGCAGTGCTTCCCACTTCTTACTCTTATAGAAGTTCTGTAGTGTGTACATTAAGATTCACCTAATACTAACAATCTAATTTGTATAGTGTCAAACTCACAAGTCTTCCCGCTGTCTCCTGAGCCTAAGATATCACACGAAAAGATAAGACTACTCACTCCCCATGTTATAGAATGTGAAAACAAATACCCGGCACTTGCTGAGTTGTCTTCTTTTGCATCTGCATGCAGATCTAAATAAATGGGGACTTTTGTTATCCCTGGCTTATAATTAAACATGGCACTTGCCGCTAATACAAAGCTGTTGAAGTATGACCATCCTAGTGGTAAAGGGATCTCCTGACGTATATTTCTACCGTTACTCGGTACATTTATTGTATATTTTGGTGTAAAAAAATATTGTGACTTTGGAAACACTTCTACCTTATGTTTATTATCATCAAATCCATATGTCAATTTATTACCTCCTTACCATTCACTTAAGAATGCGCCTTTACTTTTTGCTAATAGTTCGGACGCCCTTATCCGGTCAGACGTCCGATAACCTTTGTTTTTTATACACTCTGTCCAGAACTCCTGTATATCTAACAGTTCCATAATGTCCCGCACATGGTTCTCTCTACTGTTTAAATATCTGATGTATTCCTGCACATCTTGACGCGCAACCAATTTGTGAGCGTTGCCCCTGGCATAGCTTTTGCTATAACCTGCTTCGATGGCGGAACGCTCTGCATTCCCGGCGCATTTACCGCTGTAATTAATTGCAAACAATTGCAACTGTGGTTTAATTTTAGGTTCTTCCATAGGCACAACCTACTTACTTAATTCCTTCCATGTAGCAGGTCCCACAATACCGTCAATTTCTAACCTGTGGATCTCCTGGAAATTACGCACTTCCCGGTTCGTATTTCCTCCGAACTTTCCGTCGGCTTTCTTAAGACCGTACTTTCGGGCAATTAGGTTTTGCTGTAATTTCTTTACATAATCCCCCTTACTCCCTTTGCGTAACGTCGGATATCCGGATACGTCGATAACGTCCTTAAGTTTAATTGTCTGCCCCACATTAATTACATTTGCGTCTTTGATCCGGTTAAGTTCTACCAGATATTTAACGGTTGTTCCGTATCTGTTCGCAATACTTGATAAGGTATCGCCAGATTTTACAATGTACACATCTGACGTGTTTAAATTAGTATCCGGCGGAACTGTTGCATTGTTTTTGTATTTGGGTACACCATAGCCCATAATTACAGATGATCCTACCGCATAACTTTTTCTACGGCACTGATCCCCGCTGTTCCCTTCTATTGTATAAACTACTCCGCCAGTACATCTTTCCACAATTCCGGTATGGTCAGATACTCCGTCGTTCTCCCAGTCAAACATAATAATGTCACCCGGACTCGGTTTATAGTTTCTTCCCTGCCAGATCCCTTGCGCTTTGAACCAGTTAACTGCCGTCGGACAATAACAGTAATTAAAGCAAACGCTTTTCTCCACTCCCGCCTGTCTTAACACCCAACTTACAAAACAGGCACACCACGCTACCCGGTAACTAAACCCATACCATGACCAGAATTTCTGACCGCCCACGTTCCCGATCTGCTGTGCTGCAATACTTACAACTTTCTCTCTATCTGTCACTTTTCTACCTCCTTAATATCTTCTTTGATTTCGTCAATGTTGCGCCATACCGTCTTGATATCTCTTTCTAAAATTGCAGTACGTTCCACAACACTGTTATGTTTTTCCACTTTCTTCTCTAACTGCTGTATCCGGTAGGATGACATCTGGTTTGCTTTCCATATCCCGGCAAAACTACCAACCAGTGTACCTACCAGAGCCAGTAAAGCAACTATGATTTCTGCATCCATACTTATTCCGCCTTGTGTTGCTGTTTAGAAAGCTGATTCACAAATACCGATGCACCCGCACATAAGATTCCCTGTGTAATTGCTGTAAATAATCCGATGACCGTAACCCCTTCGGTACCACCAACATACATACAGGATAAAATAACACCCGCTACTCCGATAATCCACGGAATGAACTTATCTTTAAATTCCGATCTCTTGACTGCCGCACCTAAAATGTAAAGTACCGGCACCAGTATTAAAAGTTCCGGCTTAATGTAATTCTGTAAAGCTTCCATGCAATTTCCCCCTTATTCGTTAATTGATGTTCTAAGTATAGCAATTCCTCCCATGCATTTTTAGAGTGCGCTAATGCACGCTACTGCGCCTGACATCCCCTAAAGCGTTTAAACGCTCATACACAAAGAAAGCGTGACAGGTATACATTTCACCTACCACGCTCTAAAAGCCTGTCATTCCCTATATTAATGCGTCCTCACCGCATGATAAATGCAGTTGCAGTGCTAGACGCTTTTTATTACGTATAATTGTAGAATCATCCACGTCCATATCTTCCGATATAGCTTCCAGAGTGACATTATCACGGTAGAATAATGGAATGATTTTAAAGTATTCATCGTGCGCTATATCCTGCAAAGCTTTTTTCAGTTCCGGATCATTTACACATTTTTCTCTATAGAATGTAAATAATCTTTCTGACATTTCTTTATATGCAGGCGTCTTCCAGTCTCCGTACATATCCTGTTTTTTTATTTGTAATACTGTTTCCGCAACAATTTTTTTAATATGTTCCTCGGTCAAAACCGTTTTCCACCTCATTTCTGTAGTCAATTTGTAATCGTAAATTTAAGTAAAAATCACTCTCAAACCCGCATGGTTGCTACATTCTTTATCGCTTTAACGTCACACAGTTATTAATATATATATAAATTTCTTATTATATAATAATATAAAAAATTTTTTATAGTTAAAAACATAAAAGATGTTGAGAAAACCTGTAGTACCCGTAGTAACCCTCATAAACACTGGAAAGTAAGCGTAGTAAACCCGTGGTAATTGCGTGGTAAAGTGTGGTAAATTAGTTATTTAATGAAAATACGTACCGATTTGTAACCAATTCGCCTACTTTCCGACTTTACATTAAAATGTTGCATTACCCTTTTTGAAAATTCTATTCTACCCACTGCCTTTAAACCGTTCACATTACAAAACTCATTGTATTTATAATATACATCCGCAACAGGTTGCCGTAACACGTCATTTTTTTCAATTTCATTAAAAAATATAAGTATTGGATTATTCATCTCGTTATACTCTTCTACCAACTGTTTACACTTTTCAGGTTCCGTAAATTCCCGGTTCTGCAATATACGTTTTAATCCCGCCAGTGCAACATTAATGATATGGCTCATTACTTCCTCCTGCATTAATTTGTGCTTTATGAACGGGTCATATCCCTCACTCCCAGGTTCGAATGTCGCTTCGAACGGTATTAAGATCATACGATCTTTTACTGCGCCTGTTTTATCTTTTATGTGCGGCATACTATTACAAGAAAATAGCAATTTTGCATAGTTATTAAAATCAAACGGGTTTTGACCTTTCCGCTCTACGTTAACTCTGTTACCGGATACCAGTTTTTTAAATACGGCAGGGTTTGTTATAAAATCATCTGAGATATCATCACCGATATTCGCCAACTTAGATACTAATTCAGATGTTTTAAAACGGTCATTCAGTTCCTTAACATCTAACGCGGCGATGTTTTCATCTCCTAGCAAGTAATTTATAACTTCTAGAAATGTACTTTTGCCGTTTCTTTTTTCCCCGGTTAGAATAAAGCATTTCCTTAACTCCGAACAACTTCTGTAAAAACAATAACCGATCATTTCTTCCAATAGCATTTTGATTTCTTTATCCCCGCACGCCAGACTTAAAAATGTTTTGTCGCAAACTTCCGAGTATGCATCCGGATCATAGTTGTGCGGTATCCGGTTTGTAATAATATACTGATCGGAAAATTCCCCGAAACTGCCATCTACAATATTATAAACACCATTTTTAAAAGCAATATAATTAGCGGAAGACGCCCGTATATTATCCGTAATGCTTACACTTAAGTACTTTAAAACCTCTACTCTTTGCCGGCTTGCCAATGTAGGGATTAATCCAATCATAGCAGCTTCTATTTTTTCCGATCCTTCTTCATAAATCCCGTCTTTATATATGTGTAAGTTGTTGTTTATCTTTACTATGTGCCTGTTATTCTTTAAATACGTTGCAAATTCGTTGAATAAAAAAGTATTCTTCTTAAAGAAGATCGGCTTTGAAAATGCTTCATCCCGCAAGATCACTTCCAGTTCATCAGCAGGAAGCGGATCTTTAAGGACATATTTATTAATGATCTGAATACATTCTCTGGCTTCTTCCACACTAAAGTCTGCGGCTTGTAATGTTAAAATGTACCGGAATAATGCATCATTCCTGCCGCCGCCCGCTTCCATTTCTAAAAAGTCCATGGATGTGCATATCGGATACAGCCATCTGGGAACGCTGCTATACTCTTCATCTTCAAAGATGTCGTATATTACTTCGCGTTCCCGTCCGTTATATTTCCGGATACAGTAACTTGCAAGTTTCCCCACTTTTATATCCACGTGCAACCCTATTGCAACTAATTTGTTAGTTTTGCAACGCTCCATGCCGCTATTTTTAAATAGGAAGTGTTTTCCCTTATCCGTTTCATACACCCGGCAGTTAATTTGCAGTTCGTCTATGATATCCATTAATATTTCTGACTCTTCGTAATTGTCCAGATCCACCAGAACGGCATCTTCTGCCAAAATCCCGGCGTACTCTTCCAGGTCCTTAACCTGCTCATACGTGTGTAATTGCTTCGACGTCATCCCTTTAAAGGGGACTAAGCATTTTTTATTTTTTGTCGGCACGTACCCTTTAAAAAATTCGTCCATTTCTTACCCTCACTTTTTGTGGCATTTTATGACATTCGATGTGATCCGACTTATCCTCGCCCTACGCTGACTTTCTTTTATCCCGATCCGCTCCGTAAATTGTGTCAGATCCCGTTTACGCCGAATCTCCATATTCTGTGCATAAACACTTTTATACTTTGCACAAATACCATGACATCCCACTTCCCGGTCCTCACACCCCTGACATGGATAACTTATCATTTTTCAATCTCCCATTGATATGGATTTTCTAAAAGACACATACCGTCTGCTCCCTGATACTTACAATCTGCACAGGCTTGCTTATTTTTACAATAGTCCATAACTAATTTTACGGATAGCCTGAGTAATTCCTCGGTTGGTTCAACGTAATTCATGTTAAAACCTTTCTCAAATCCCTTTCTCAATATATCACCCAACTCTCTACTTGCCATTGATTCACCCATTATATACTCCTTTCTTAGTTAAATTTAAAATTCTATTAACAGCGTGTTCAAATGAGCCCAATAACTCGTAAACCCACTCTTTCCTAATCACACAACTGTTTCCTCCCCAAATATTTCTGGCAACTCTTTTGCCACAATGCTGCTATAGCGGCTTACTGTTTTAAGATTTTCCCGGGCTAATGTAATATTTGGGTTCCGGTTTATTTGGTAAAATTCCCATTCCGGCGATCCCCCCTCCTGCACGCTTAATAACTTTCTTTTATATTCCTCGCTATACTCTATTTCCCCTTTGGCTACTTCCAAGGAAGAAATCATAAAATCGATTTTTTGTTTGATATTCACTTTCATTCCTCCTAGTTTAAATTTAAATTTTTTATAGTGTATCTTGCAGTAACATCTCTGTATCCTTGGCAAATATAATTCCGTGCCCATAATATCCGTTATGTTCGTTATATACTGCAAATTGCAATACATCGCCATCTGTAAACACAAAATCTACAAATTGTATACCGCCCTCTTCATATCCATATGCGCCATTTTCTTCTGCTTTTTCTTTATTTAGAGCTGTATCTGTAAGATTAACCTCTTTTAACTCTTTTCCTATATATTGACTAAAATCATCTTCACTTGCAAAATATCCCCAGTTTTCACAACAGCATTGACCATTATCAATCAATATATTAAACTCATGTTCTTGTGTAGTTATTTTATATCCATCGTATTCACCAAATTCACGAAGCGCGTTAAGTATCTGCGTCATACCAAGTCGACTACCATTGCGCCCTTCGATCTGTCCTATGTTCCCTAATCTGGCATTATTTATTTCTTTAATTGTTTTTACAATTCCTAACATATCGCCGCCTCCACTAAATTTCAAATTTGGTTAATTAAAATCCGTTCCATATTTTTTCATCTCCGTACATAAAGTACTCTGCATCTTCGCACTCTTCCGGAACTAACTCTGCAATCCGTTTCCGTGATCGCGATATATATAGTTTACTTTTAATCTTAGTATTTGGTTGTTCCCGTTCCAACATATTGTCAAATTCAATCAGATCGTTATACTGATCTGAATCGTTTTTCTTTATATATTGGAAAAAATAGTTCCTGTGAAACGGGCAAAAGGTACATGCACTTGCCTTTGTTTCCAATCCCCATACATCCCGAACGTAAGCATAATTATCTTTACGTTCTACCCCCATTTCTACCAGTGGGAAACAGTTTACAAACATCTTATGCGGGTTTTCACTGCATCTGTGCTGTTCCTCTTTAGAAAAACCCAGGTGCATTTCATGGGCTTTAAGATCTTCCGCTTTTGCCCGCTGTCCTTTCCGATATCCGAGTATTTCCCAACGAACAAATTTTTGTATAAGGTTGATTTTATAATCCATCGTACAGTTACGCATCATTTTGCCTTTTCTCCCGTCCTCTCCAATAGTCCAGAAAGGAATTGACACTACCCTGGTATTACCAAAATTATTTAGATAATCCTGATATAGTGGAGATTCTATTATTTCAAATCTAATTCCCGCAACTTGGCAAGCTGCCCTGATAAAATCCACCTGATGTAATACCCAGGGCGGTTCCTTCCCCAGATCGCAAAATACTATGAGATCATAGATAGGTACCAACGGGTGTTTTCCTGGATCTTTAACATTTTCGCAAGCCATCAAGGCTAATGCTGTACTTTGCATTCCTGCGCCGCAACTTAATATCTTCATTCTTTAATGGAGTAAAACGCATTTTATTGGTCGACCAAACCTCTTACTCCTTTCGATTTTTAGTTGTTAAATTCTAATAATTTAAATACATACGCATATTTAATTTGATAACTAACTCCTCTAAATCTTTCTTAGTGGATCTCGCAATTTGCAATTCTTCATTTAGTTTATAAATCTCTTGCTTTAATTTCTCATTTTCTGCCGCTATTTCTGCATCACATATACGTAGAATGGAACGCGGAAATTTTTCTTTACATTCTTCTGACATACTCTTTAACCTCCTAACTTTCATTTCTATGGTTTTAAGTTTCTTTCTCTCGAATTTCAATTCCTGTTTTTCTTCTTAATACTCTCTATCGCATCTTCGATTTCAGCTATCCTTATGGCGGTCAACATATATTCCCGATTCGGCTTTATTACTCTATATTTATTAAGTCGAAAATGTACTCCCCGACTTACTGCATAAAGATTTTCAATATCTGAGTTCAGTGTATTGCCGTCCAAAAATATAATTATCTTCCCATCCGGGAGTGATCCGTAATGCTTTTCCCATACTAACAGGCTTTTCTTCTTCCAAACATTCGGCTCTTCCACCTTTACCATTTCATATGTGTACCGTTCCCCGTTTTTTCGTTTCCCAAACTGTGACATAATAACCGATCCAACTGGCACATGGCGCGTAGCCACTCCGGGTTGAAACCTTCCAGTCTTACCACTGTATGGAATCTTCCGATACTTCATAGCATCTCTTACCTGACGAGGTAGTACATAATCTCTATCCTTAAAACGAGCATTAAATGCATCTGCAATTTCGTTGTACGATTTCCCTGGCGAAATTTCCTTTAGAAAAGCTATCTCGTCATCCTTGTATTCTCTTCTCAATCATTTCTCGCCTCCAAAAAAGCCGGAACACGTGCTTCTGTTGCGGAAATCACATCACTTTTAAACTGCTCCGCCCTCAATGCCAAAGAACCATTTGCAATAATTTGCGATGCTACACAGGTGATTGCCTTAGCCCTTTCTATTTCCTTGTCCAGTTCATCACCTTTCAAATCCTCATCGTTCAAGCGTTCCATTTCAGCAAACAAGTGATTATTCAGATCCGTCAGTGTATTCTTTATTGCCATAACCTTAACCTCCTACCTAATAATCATCATTCAATTTTTATCAGTTGACCATATTTTAATATTTCTGTCCAAATAATGCCTTAGTTACTGCGATTTTAAGTTCATGATCTGTTCTGACATTATGTGCCTTGCATTTATTCTTACAATAATTCTTTCTACGACACATATTACAATTACCACTTTCTTTCCATTGTTCGTTACTCATGTTATCCTCCATTACCCTGATTTTTTAGACACTGTTATATAAGACTTTCCATTGCGGCGCATGGCGCGAACTTCCCACTTCTCTACCCGTTCTGCATTTTTAAAGTTTCTTTCAAGTGCCCTTTCCCGAACTGCTCCCATCCCTCCATATAGTAAATTGAGACTCGGTGAAGCAATTCCCAGAATTCTATCTATAAAATTATTGTAATATATCCCTCTTCTGTCCTTGTACATACCTGCATCACCTCCATTATTCTAACTTTGCCAGGGCTTCATATTGTGCCCGTGGGATCGGCGGGTTATATTCTTCCCGCTTAAGTATATCTATTGCCGTTTCTACTGCTTTGATATACTCTACTTCCGGTACACCAAATACAATTGTTTCCGCCCTCATTAAGATCAAAGCCGCTTCATTATTTGTCATTGTTTCACCCCCAACGCCCCGAACTGGCACAGCCTTTCATTCGCCAGATTTATATACCATTGTTTATCAAGTTTCCGCGGCACACGCAAGCCTTTAATATCATCGTTGTTTATAAAACAATGATCTGCGGTACCTCCAAACTTTGCCGGGTTACAACCATCCCGGCATTTATAAATCTTACCGTCATCCGCTCTCTTAGAAGCAAACACCCGGTAACACTTGTAAGTATATTTTTTGCCATTATGCTGAACGTGCTCATACTTATAAGAAAGTTTAACCAGTTTTTGGAACTGGATTAACTCGTCACATTTCATTATCGTATCTTCTACCGGGATACCATTTACCATGTAATTCACCAGGGCTTCATTTACGACTGGCAGGTCATTATCAATCGGGCTTAATTCCTTTACATATGCCCCGATTCTTTCAAGTCCTCCGTTTTCATCTACCCACAGGTAGTTGTTTACATCCTTCTGGTAAATCTCCCGGATGACGTCCAGACCTAATCCCATTCCGGTTCTTTGTTCCCACTCGAAACAAATATCATCGATCATGTCGAATGCCTGATCTGTGTCAGGTATTTCAATAATAAGCCCATCTGTATTACTCTGTATGAGCGTACAATGCCCCTCTAAGCGTTCTAACAAATCTAACAGCATTAATTGTCCATTGACGCACATAAGGTTGTTATTTCGCGGATCAAAAAGTTTATTATACTTATCTTTCATAGCGCCGGATGCAGCATTAAGAACTTTTTTGTATGGTGCCTGCTCTTTCTTTTTCCCCTGTCGCTTAAGTGCCACACGCTGATTGTATATTTCTTCATATTTACCGGGGTTTTTACTTGCCCGGCTCATTAATTTATAAAGAATTAACAGGGATGGATAGTAACTTGTTACGTCTACATGCAGCAGCAGACCTTGGGCATGATACTTCTTTCTTGCCCCATGTAACCCGCCCCACCCGAATGTATGTGGTACGCCGCAAACTTCTACGATTAACTGATTTTTTTTACCGTCCTTATCCTTATAAGCTTGGTTCTTAGGGTCCAGGAACCAGTCAGCGACAAATTTATATTTGTCAAGCCGGATCGTATCCAACATAAACAAATCCCATTCATCCGTCCATTTGCAATAGTTACATTCCAGTATTTCCGCGGTGATCTGTGCTTCCGTCTTATCCAGGAATGTAAGCGGTAACTTAAAAGTGTTTATAAGCGCCATCTGGCTGTTAAACTCTTCCTTACGGTGCAGAAATACTTCCATTGTCTGCCCAACATCATGTGTGCAGTATTTAATTGTCTGCGCAATCTCTTCTTTCGTAAGCTTCCGGTCTATGTCAAACGGCACATCTGTTTCTTTAATGTCATTCCCCATAAATCCCTCCATGGTCTTTAAACCGATAGGTGGATTTGGGATAACATCGTAATTTCTAAGCGGGATCTTTCTAAGTGCACTACTAAACGCCCAACCTTTTTGCTCTTCTACAATAATAAAATCATTTATTTCTTTGGGATTAAATCCGCAAAGAATTGCTTGCAGAATATATTTGTCATAATTCCGGCTGTTGTACCCCACCCATATGCGTTTTTTATACCGATCATATATTTTCTGTAGCTTATCCGGATCATTGACCACTACATGCACTTCATGCTCCCAGGTATCCGCTATAACGACAAGCCAGTCATACTTAAACACCTCAAAATCATATACGACCATGGTACCCTCCTTAAAATTCATGCAGGGTGTTACCCCTGCACATTTTATTTAAATTTGGTACGCATCTTTGATAGTTACGTTATTGAATGCCTCCGGGTCATAGTCAATCTCATACTCCATATTTTTCATTATATCTTCCGCAATTTCTTCTATGAGATCTGCAAAATCGTTGTAACCCTGAAAAATGATTGGCTCCACCTCTGAGTCCAGTTTTTTCAAAAATCCTACGACCGAATTAATCATGTTCGCGTCATTTTTAGTACCATAAACTACACGGTTTACGAAAATACATTGTTTCTTATGATCACCTTCCTGGATTCTTGCCATTGCTCTGAACATCGGCTTACCTGCTTTAGATTCTCCTAACTCCATTTTTTCAAACCGGACAATATATGTCCCTTTCTCCAACTCGGTATTACCGCCGTTTTTCTCAGCTTCTTCTATCTCTTTTTGCATCTTTTCAATATCAATCTCTTTGTCATATTTGCTAAAATCCATGTTCTTATCCTCCTATTTTTCAATTGATTTATTAGTCTGCTATGTTAAAAATGATACCTAAAATATTCGGTTCATCCGGTTCACTGATGGAATCAACTACCATCAGTGCGGTACTTCCGAGCATTACATCATCTCGGTTAGGAAGTTCACATTCCACACTTTGTGTGAAGTCCCGCTTTTCAATAAGACTAAATGATTTATTGCTTATGTTAACTCTGTATTTGCCATCAAGTGCAAAAACACGGCGTACCTCGGATGTCTTAGAGTCCGCATCCGGTAAATAAGCCTCTTCCAATTTCACCGGGTGCATATCGTCCGGATCGGAAAATACAATGTCATTGAACCATGTGGGAGCAGCAAATTCTTTGCTACTACATACACTTCCTGTAGTTTCCGGAATCTTCAAAGCGCATCCCAGACCGCACAACCACTTCCCGCCCTCTTCGTCCTTATAAATAAAACCTTCACTTCCAATTGCCTTTACAAAATTATTAAATTTCATCCTTTTTATCCTCCTTCTACTCTGCTCTGCGACGTCTACGACGTGGTGTCGTTTCTTCTTCTGCTTCTGGCTCCTGATCTGCACCGCGTCTCTTTCGGGTGCGTGGCGGTGTTTCTGTCTTCGGGTCTTCTACTTTGTTATAGTCCACCTCTTCGGCGTCTCCCGCTTCTTCTAATCCGGAATTAACAACCTTTTCGGTATTTTCCGCCTGAACCTCTTCCCGGGATCTACGACTGCGGCGCTTTGGTTCTTCCTTCGCCTTGTCAAATGCTTCTTTTGCTCCGCTGTATTCTTCTTCCGGTTCTTTCCTGGAAGTTTTTTCTTTAACCGCTTCATCTTCCGTCTTTCTTCCTCTGCGACGTTTTCCATCTGCTGCGGGCTTTTCAATTTCCGGTTTTGCAGCCTGCTTATCTGCTTCTGCGATTTCATCGTCAGATACATATTTCCCTAACTCATAATAATTCCTAATCTTGTTATCGACATATTTTAAATCATTGTCAATAGCATAAGTTGGAAACATACCGAACGGTGATTTTACCGTATCATGACCGTTATTCTGGGTTACGAAAGTGAATTGACCATCGGAAACATTCGTCTTAAGAACGATGGTGCAAAGACCTTCCACATTGATTTTTTCATCCAACATTTTACCCATTGTTTTGAATTTCTCTGTCCCGTTTGCGTCCAGTTCAATGTGCCCCAACAAATACACAATTTTTTCGTCCGGCAGATCTTTGATGACATTTAATAACTTCCAGAAATTTTGTGCCATTTCTGTGAATTTATCATATCCCTTTTCTGTAGCCCTGCGCATGAACTCATTCCCCATGAGATATTGTGCGTCATCGACGACAATTGATTGTTTTTTCGTATCTTTTATGAAGTTCTTTGCCTTGTTATAGTCATCACTGGATAACACATCATCAAATCTGCCTTTAAACGGCAGCGGCTTTCCTGCTACGTTTACCAGGGCAATATCATCCCCTTTAAAATTTCTCATGCTCGCACTTTTTCCTGTACCGGAAACACCTAAAATTAATACACTTACACCCATTATTTTTTCAACTCCTTCTCTTCTTCAAAAAATAAATTAAAACCTTCTCGAATCATTTCCAATATACCACCTACGGCTCTGTCATTAAGTTCATAAACGCCCGTGTATAAGGCGCTACTGTCACTTATCACAACGCATCTAACCTTATTACCTCTGGCTAAATGATTTATTACATCACCCGATTCAATTTGCTTCCACTTACTCATTTTTTAATCTCCTTTTCTATAATCGTCACAGTTCCTTCCATAATTCCCATTGTGGAATTTTCCTGAAAGGTGTGCGTCTCCGGCAGTTCATCATCCCGCATAGGGCGGCAGAGGTACCATAAATCAGAATCTTTCCAGGTTATTTCTTCCAACTTCACACCCGGTTCCAATTCAATTGTCATGCTTCCGCCATAGCTTTTTGTCATCGTCTGTTCACAGCCGGAAACCGTTAATAATACGGCAGTTAATAAACCTAAAATCAATACTTTTTTCTTCAATCTTTTTCCTCCTTTTCTGTCACCCGGGACGCCCACATATCCGCCCAATGAATGATCATATACAATGGTGTTTCTTTCCCGGATATCTCATATTTGAAACACCCGTACAAGCCGTTGTGATACAAAATAGCCGCCTGTTCCTCTTCGGTTAGGTCAATGAACATTGTGGCAATTGCCACGCTCCTGACCTCATGTGGGACGCTTATGAGTGCCTTATTTACTTCATACGGCTTGTCGGTTGACGGTTTGCCGCTCTTTAAAATATTTGGCACATATCCCGGTTTCCCAAACTGTCCGCATTTCCCTAAATCGTGTAACAAGGCAGAAATTACAATAGAATCCTGCAATTCTTTTGTCAGATTTTTACCGCCGACCAGTGGAACACTGATCTTCTGTGCGGCATGTAACACATTAAGGCTGTGCTCCGCAAGACCTCCCTCACATGCCAGATGGTGTGCTCCGGAACATGGAGAAGAGAAAAATTTAATATCATACTCCATATAATCAAGTAAATCTCCTATACCTTCACGCCCTGTTTTAATCAGAGATTCCTTTATTTCTTTGATCATCTTATCGTTTAACATCCGCGATTACCTCCACTTCATGACCTAATTGTTTTTGGATCTCTGCTATAGTCATTTTCTTCGGCTCTTTCCTCTCCCATATAGGATCGTTAACAGTTTTTACTTCTTCAAATGTGTCAACTTTCGGGAACACCGTCATTACATCTAAATCGGTATCTCCGGGAAATCGCATGTCTGCATTGTGGTTCCCGTAATTTCCGCCCACAAACTTTGTGTAAAAATTTCCGTCTGAGCACATCACATGAATTTCTTTCTGGTCTCTAAATACCAGATACCGGTCTCCATTTCTGGTTTCCACAACCATACGCGTCTCTAAATCATCCAACGTAAAGTCTGCTATTCCGGAAAACATTTCTTCTGTCCATGGACACCAGTTGTCAGTTTCCACTGTTTCGTATCTACCGATGCATGTGATACCTTTTATCGTTACACATTTCCCCCGTAGAGCAGCCATTTCTTTTGTAACTGCACCCGTCGGGAATCTCGAATCATCCCATTCTAAATCTTCGATTACTCTGACTTTATCCCCTACTTTATATTTCATCTTAAAATCCTCCTGTTATTTTAAAATTTCCGGTATATTCCGGTTAAATTTTTCCTGTTTTAGATCTTCAACAAATTTTTGAAATTGATTATATCCACTGGGATACAATGCGAACGCAAAACCTCCCGCATTCCGGATCTGTTTAATGTTATATTTCTGTATTTCTGACACAACACCTTCCTGGGCTTTTACTTCTATTCCCACAAAATACCCACCGACGCAAGCTAAAATATCCGGTATACCTGCTTTTGTGAACGGGGCACCCGCCCAATATTTTATAAACCATGCACCCTGTGATTTTAAAAACTTTTTAATCTTATTTTCATAATTCTTTTCTTGCGCCATTTGTGGAAATCCTCCTGTCAATTTCTTCTAATAAGTCTTTAGTCGGGATATTCGGCAGGGTTTTAACATACGGCTGCTTACTGTCTGTTAATGCCAGTAAATAATCCGTTGTTACCCCATAATGAGACGCCAATTGGGCTACTTGCCACGCATTCGGGATAAACCTCCCCATCTCATACCCGGCATAAGTGTTCCGGGTTACGTCCAACATATCCGCAATATCTTCCTGCGTAAGTCCCTTTTCTTCCCGTAATTCCTTTAAACGTCTAGTCAAATCATTCATTTGTCATCCTCCTTTTCATAAAGCGCCATTGTGTAATCCACTCCCTTAGAGAGTGCCTTATAAATTTTCTCCTCCACACTCCGGCTGCATATTAAATAATAATAGAAGCAAGTGTTCCTCTGTCCGATCCTGTGGGTACGCTTCTTGCTCTGCATAAACAACTCACACCATTGTGTAAGGGTAAAATAAATGATCTTATTTGCTTTCTGCAAATTAAGTCCCATAGCCCCCGCTTGATACTGTATAAAGGTCACAGAGTCGTCATATTTCTCATATGAAGACAGGTCTTTTTTCTTACCATTTACCACAGAAATATGTTTCGTATACTCCCGGGTTATCTTTACCAGGGCATCAAGTTCTGCATCAAAGTTGTAGAACACAATTAATCTGTCCCTGGTAGACTCTAATAAATCCCGGTATGCTTGCAGTTTTTCCTTACTGTAATGACCACACAACATACGCTCATACAGCATTTTTGTGAGACTGGTGTCACCTACCAGATCTGTGCCGTCCACATTTATATAAGAATTGACCTGGAAAGTCTTATATTCTTTGGACATCGGGACGTTGACCGTCTGCTCTATCTGTTCCGGTAGGTCAAAGACGTCGTCTGTTTTCATAAACACTGCGCCATGGTCCGCCAGATTTCGTTTAAGTTGATCCACATTTTTGTATCCGACAACCTTTTTTATCGGAAATCCACAGCCGTAATCCATATCTATGGTTTTAATGTAGGTATTCCAGAAAGCATCTTTTGATATCTCCCATCCCAACAATTTGATCTGTGAATACAGTTTTTCGTACTTGCCGGATGTTGGGGTACCACTTAGCAAAATAACATTCTCAGGTTGCAACCTAAGGATAAATTTTGACCGTTTAGCCTGTTCATTTTGTATCATGGAACTTTCATCAAGCATCAGTGTAAAATTGCTTAATTTGGCTAATGACGGACGTCTGAACGCTAATTCGTAGTTAATTACTCCTATATTCATTTTTTCTCCTGGGGGGCGCTTCGTTACTACTTCCCAGTTGTCAAATTGCCGGGGATTTGTTAGATCCCAAACGTTCATACAGGAAGAATAGCAATCCTGAAAATGCTTAATCCAGTCATCCACTTTAGATTTCTGACAAATGACAAGGTTGACGTCTGAATCCAATTGCCACATTTTTTCAGATCCTACAAAGGTTTTCCCGAGTCCCATTACATATCAAGATAATATGCTACACGATTTCTTTTTTCTGTTTCACTTAACGCCTGTCGCTGATGATCGTATAGATTTATCTCTGTCATTTACATCACCTCACTTGAAATATTGGAACATAAATGTTACAATACTTTTGTTAGTTGTTCCCCTTTCTAAGTTGCCGCTTAGATGGGGGTTTTTAAATATACGACGTCCATATCCTTACTGTAAACCGCATGGAATACATCCCCGTTGCTGTCTGTTATAACGGCTTCTCTTCCGTCCATTTCAACGTTTAGCTTTGCCGTGTTAAACATTGTTCCCAAATGATCTAAAATGCGTCTTTCTGCTAAAGTAAATGCTAATTTCATTATTTTTCCTCCACTATCCCCAGGCAGTCAAACAACTTCCCCATGTTTATTAGGGCTTTTGTGCCTGTATATATTACATCCGGTATCTCCTGCTTTTTAAGCATGTTTCTAATAGCAGTTTCCGAGACGCCATATTGTTTCGTATATACTGCGGCTTTCTTCGGCGGCAGTAATTGGCTCCTTATCGTACCCATTTTTATTCCTCCTTTTTCGAAAATCTTTCTGCAATATCGTTTATTCTCCAGTCGTTTGGTGTACGACTCCTAAACATACAGCCGGGACAGGTGAGTCTATCATCGTTTATAGGACACGTATCACAGGATTTACCATTACAGAATTTCTGAATCCGTTTCAAACTTTTGATAATCTTTTTTTTCTTCATACTTTAATCTCCTTTTCAATTTTGATTTTATATAATCCGCAAAGCATAACCATGCAGTATATATCCCTAATATTGCACATACTGCCTGCATATTACTTAAACTCACATCCGGCAGTAACAAAAATGTGATAATTGTCAATAGTAACGCTTCCACCCAGTAGATGTCACCGCGTCTGATTAATTCTTGCATTATTTACCACCTTCCCCTAGGTTCTGACAAATGAATTTCTCCATTTTCGTCAAGCGCTAAAACCATTGTTAATTTTGTTTCGATGTTATAAAGATCCATTACAACATAATCTGTTCCGTCATCGCTCATACCTTCTGCGATACGTGTTATGAGGTACCCTACTAGTGAGTTTAGATCTTCCTTGGATAAACTTCTTTCAGATGCGACAATACTTTCTTCCATTATTTTCTCCTTCTTGATTCCCTGCTGAAATGACCTTCTTGCAGGTTCAGCGCATCCGTTATTTTCTTCCGAGCAACTTCTCCCGGTCTGATAAATCCATTTCGATAGCCGGATATCTGGCTTCTACCTAAACCACTACGTTCTGATAATTCCGATGTAGACATATGGATACGATCCAAATAACTTGAAAATCCTATAGCGTCCCACGGTTTTGTATAGCCGCTACTCGATGTTTTATTTTCGGATGATTCACCGTCATTAATGTCCGGTACGATATGTCTTAAAATGTTAACCACATATCGTCGTGAGCTTGGAATGTTCCCCATGATCCGGGCGGCTTCTAAATAAATGTTTTTATCTTCTTCCTGATTCCCCATTGTGTAACCGCCCGTCTTTCTTATAGAAGGAAGAACTTCACTTGTTACCCAGTGTTTGAACTTCTTCGCTTCCGGCAGCTTACTACCAAATATCAAAGCATACATTCCGGACTCGTTAATTATTGTTAAATTTTGCTTTCCTCCAGGGGTGACCATTTCGTTCACCCCTCTATCTTCGGTGTCAACATGATCCCTAACTGCCTTTTGTGGATTTGAATACCCCAGTGCTTCTGCTACATCTTTACCGACTAACCATGGCTCGCCGTCAATCTCAACTGTTCGTATCTGCCCGAACTCAGCATTTTCAAAAATCTTAATTTCGTTCATATCTTTGATTCCTCCTTTTTTCTATGATATAATTGAATTATTAAAGTGTAAGGGCGGTGTTTATTTTGACATTCCAGTGTAAGAAAATATTAAAACGTATAAGAAAATTATCAAATAATGAACCGATTAAATTACATTACCAGAATGGTTTAATTCGTGTGCACAATGATTTATCCAGGGTCTGTGATTGTTCTGATTTAAAAGTTGAAATGATTACTATCCTTAAAGAATTATGCCGTACCGAATACCTTGAATTTGGGAATCATGGTATTTTCACCTTGACACATTTAGGAATACATCCTTATCAGTACACCTGGGATAAAATGAAATCTTTTTTATTCAAATCCTTCTTCGTTCCGGTTGTAGTAGCCTTTTTCACTTCATTAATCACTTTTTGGATCTCTTTACAGTTTCCCGGTTAATGCCAGTGTGGTTAAAATGGCGGTCAGCATACTGAAAACTATAGTAAATAAGTAATGTAGTACCGCCCTGTCAAACTTTTTTATCTTCTTTTCTAATTCTTTATCGCGCTCATTCATCCCTACACCTCCACTTCGTCATGTTCGATCAATGACATATAGCATTTGATCAAAGATTTTTGTTTATCTGAGTATTCATCTAACTTGTAAGCCAAATTCCTACTCTCCTTCGACGGAATCTTTAACTCCGATACCAGGAAATCAATACTTACACCGAAGTATTCCGCCACCTCTTTCACTTTTTCAAGTGATGGATTTTTTGATTCCCAATTTCGGATCGTTCCATTTCCAAAGTGAAGATTACGTTCTAATTCGGCAATTGTGATACGTTCGCTATTACATAACTCTACAATTCTTTTAAAAAGCACATTTTTCACCTCTTTTCACTAGAAAATTTATAATATAGTATTGACAAACACTAGAAAATAATCTATTATATATGCATAAAGGTAACAGCAAATTATCATGTACCATAGCAGCAAGTTTCGCACACTTGTTTGCTTTAGTAGATTTTTTTCATGTGTTCTTTGGTATAAACACATATTACATGATTTTTTTCTAGTTGTCAATACCTTTTGCATGATTTTTTTCATGTATTTTATTTTTTTTGAAAGGGGTACTGAAATGACTCTAGTAGATAGGATTAGAACACTAGCAAATCAGCGTGATATGAGTCTCCCCAATTTAGAAAGTGAACTGGGGTTAGGGAACGGAACTATTAGCCGATGGAAAAACTCATCACCTAATACGGATAAGCTTTCTAAGGTGGCTGATTATTTTGACGTATCGGTTGACTACTTACTCGGGCGTGAATTAACGGCTAAGGATGAGAAGGACATTGCGAAAGATTTAAGTAATATAATGGGTAAAATAAGATCCGGTGAAGATGGACCATTGAGATATAATGGTGCTGAAATAGATCCTGACTCATTAGATTTGTTACAAGACGCCATAGAAATGAGCCTTCGGCATCTAAAAGTAAAAAATAAGGAAATATACGATCCGTACAAAAACAAAAGATAAAAAAGTAGGTGGGGATAAATTGAAAAAAGACATAAAATGTCTAACAGCCTTCTTTATAAGAAAATACGGGACTAATAACCCTTTTGAGATTGCCAGGTCATTAGGTATTGAGGTTTTCAAAGTTCCTTTAGGTGAAATCAGCGGATATTACAAATATCAAAAAAAGCATAAATGTATCTTTATAAATTCTGAATTAGAAGATATGTATTTTATGCGGTTGGTTATGGCGCATGAACTGGGGCACGCAATTATGCACTCAAAAGAGAACTGCTACTTCTTAGAACATCATACACTAATGCTCACCAACAAAAATGAAGTAGAAGCAAATCGTTTTGCCGTAAATTTATTAATATCAGATGACGAACTGTCAGATTATAAAGAATTCACTGTCGATCAAATATCAAGAATCACGGGCTATGGGATGAAATTAATAGAATTAAGAATGAAAGATTATGGGAGATAATATTATGGGATTATTAGGTAAAAAAGAAGCATGCGGCATATGTGGCGGTAAAACAGGCTTACTTAGCATAAACGTGAATGACGGCAAAATATGTCGTGACTGTACTAAAAGTATTGGCGGAACTTTTGGGATTAACATTAACTCATTTGATGATTTTCATCAATATAGAGAAAGTCTCAAAGACAATGAAATTCTTCTTAATACTTTTACGATCACTAATAAAGAAGATCCTTATATTTTTATAGATACTAAAAATAAACTTTTCAAAATCGGCAAAAAAAAACGCTGTGAACAGTAATAAGGTATTTCATTTTAATGAATTAATTGATTATGAATATGTAGAAGACGGAGAAACCATTACAAAGGGCGGGATCGGCTCCGCTGTTGTTGGGGGCGCATTGTTTGGCGCTGTTGGGGCTATAGTAGGTGGAACAACGGGAAAAAAGAAAACTAAGCCGGTTGTCACTGATATGCATATTCGTATCTCATTAAACAACAAATGGATTTCGAACATGACTATAGAACTTTTGTCCAGTGAAACAAAAAAATCCAGTATGACCTATGGTCTGATGAAAAGTTCATCTGAACGAATCATATCACTATTAGATTTAATAGTAAGGCAATCTGAAAATGTTACTGATCCGGTGCAAAACACTTCGTCGGTAGCAGATGAAATATTAAAATTCAAAAATCTTTTAGATATTGGCGCTATTACATTGGAAGAATTTGAAGCAAAAAAGAAGCAATTACTTAATCTTTAACTAATTTACTACACTTTACCACGCAATTACCACGGGTTTACTACGCTTACTTTCCAGTGTTTATGAGGGTTACCACGAGTACTACAGGTTTTCTCAACATCTTTTATGTTTTTAACTATAAAAAATTTTTTATATTATTATATAATAAGAAATTTATATATATATTAATAACTGTGTGACGTTAAAGTGCTAAAGAATGTAGTAACCATGCGGGTTTGAGAGTGATTTTTACTTAAATTTACGATTACAAATGACTACAGAAAACAAAAACTGCCCGGTATTGGAGTACCGAACAGTTTTAGATAACCTATCAACCAAAATGGATGTAGATTAATTTAAATTAGTCACTTAGATTATAACATACATCCTTAAAATTTCATAGGGTGTATTTTTTATACCCTTTTTTAAGAGAAAGGATGATATTTAATGGCAAGCGTAAGAAAAAGAGGTAACACATATCAGATCACCGTCAGCAATGGCTATGACTGTGCCGGGAAAAAAATTATTGAAACTACTACTTACAGGATGGACATGTCGCTGACTCCTAAAAAGCAAGAAAAGGCACTGGACGTATTTGTGATGGAGTTTGAGCAAAAAGTAAAATCCGGCAAATATTATGACGGTGAAAAAATTACATTTAAAGACTTTTCCGAAAAGTGGTGGGAAGACTATGCAAAACAAAAATTAGAGCTGACTACACAGGAAGTTTATGAGGATCGTTTAAAACGTCATATCCTCCCTGCTATCGGTCATCTTAAAATGGCAAAGATTACACCTATGACATTACAGACCTTTTATAATAAGCTGTTTAAAGACGGTAGTAGATCCGACGGAAAACCCGGCGGCTTGAGCCTGGGAAGTGTACAAAAAATAAACACTGTAATAAGTTCTGTATTAAGTACTGCCGTAAGATGGGGTGTTATAGACTCCAATCCCTGCCGCAAAGTTACCGTGTCGCAGCCGGCGCAAGATAAAGTAGTGGACAACAAAGTTAAACACTTCAATGCGGAACAGGCTGAACGCTTCTTACAGGCGCTTGAAATGTCCTATACGAGTGTTTATAAGGCACACGGTAGAATCGATGATACAGGGCGAAAATACAACGTTAAGGACTATATGCAGAGCCATCAAATGTCCATGTCATTAAAAGTATTCTTTCAAATGGCATTGTTCGGCGGCTTCCGGCGCGGGGAATTAATAGCCCTTACCTGGGATGATATAGATTTTTCTAAAAACACTATTCACGTTCCAACCTCTTCCGCCATGGTAAAAGGGAAGATGATTACAAAAAAGCCAAAAACGAAAGACTCGGAAAGGGATGTGGTATTACCACTTCCGGTTATGGAATCCTTAAAGAAATGGAGAGCACAACAAAATATGCTAATTATTAAGATGGGGGAAATTTGGAACCGAGACGGGAATTTTGTATTTACAAGGTGGGACGGCAGGCAGATGAACCCCAGTACTCCTACACACGCATTTAAAAGCGTTGTGAGAAAGTACAATCTGACTGTGGATGATGAACATAAGCTTCCGGACATAAACCTGCACTGTCTGCGGCACACCACCGCTACACTGCTGATTAGTAAGAAAACCGACATAAGCACAGTATCCGCACTGTTAGGACATAAGCGCAAAAGTACCACAATGGATATTTACACACATGCTCTAAAAGAATCAAACTCTGTTGCATCGGATACCTTAGAAGATCTTTTATTAAAAAAATCCATGTAG